ATTATCTTCCAAAGCAACCAAGCGAAGAAGAACTTGGTGTAATTGGAAAAATGTTTGAAGCCAGTGTAGATGGTCAAATGTATGATCCAGAACTTTGGGGCAACTATTATCGCCCTGCTGGAGTACAAATTGATACTACCAATAGTGCTCCAAAAGGTTCGGCTCCGGCAGAGACAGCGGCTCCAAGTCCTGCTCCTCAGCCAGCACCTGCTCCAGTAGCAGAAGCGGCACCTGCTCCAGTTACTCCACCTGAAAAACAGGAACAAGTAGCGGCGGCAGTAGCGGCAACAGCTCCTGCAGAAGGCGGTGCAAAACCTAATGCCCAAGACATACTTGCGGCAATTAGAAACCGTAGCAACTAATAATAACATTATTAAGTAGGCGGCGTTAAGTCGCCTACTGTGGCTTTATGGAGAAATAGATGGCAAAACCTTTTGATGTAAGTAAATTCCGCAAAAGTATTACTAAGAGTGTACCTGGACTCAGTAGCGGATTTAGAGACCCTGATACATGGATCTCAACAGGTAATTATACACTAAACAAATTGCTAAGTGGAGACTTTAACAAAGGTATTCCGCTGGGTAAAGTAACAGTGTTTGCAGGCGAATCAGGTGCAGGTAAAAGTTTTATCTGTAGCGGTAACCTAATCAGAGAAGCACAAAAACAAGATATTTTTTGTGTACTAATTGACAGTGAAAACGCACTAGATGAACAATGGCTCAAAGCACTTGATGTTGACACTAGTGAAGATAAATTGTTAAAACTAAACGTAGCAATGATTGATGAAGTTGCTAAAGTTATTAGTGAGTTTATGAAAGACTATAAAGCAACATATGCGGACAAAGAAGAAGAAGACCGTCCGAAAGTATTGTTTGTGATTGATAGTTTAGGTATGATGCTTACTCCAACAGATGTGGACCAGTTCACTAAAGGTGATATGAAAGGTGATTTAGGTCGTAAACCTAAGGCACTTACTGCACTTGTAAGAAACTGTGTAAACATGTTTGGTGACTACAATGTAGGATTAGTAGCAACTAACCATACATATGCTTCGCAAGATATGTTTGACCCTGATGATAAAATTAGTGGTGGACAAGGCTTTATCTATGCATCAAGTATCGTTGTTGCTATGCGTAAATTAAAACTCAAAGAAGACGAAGATGGTAACAAAGTTACTGATGTTCGTGGTATTAGGGCGGCGTGTAAAGTAATGAAAACACGTTTTGCTAAACCTTTTGAAAGTGTACAGATTAAGATTCCTTATGAAACTGGCATGAATCCCTACAGTGGATTTGTCGACTTATGTGAAAAACTCGAACTTCTAAAGAAAACTGGTAACCGTTTGGAATATACTAGTCCAACAACAGGTGAAGTTCTCACACAGTTTCGTAAAGCATGGGAATCAAATACAGACGGATGTTTGGATTTGATTATGACCGAATGGGGGCAAAAAGACCTTCCGGAGGTAAATATCCAGGAACCAGTCTTAGACGAAACACTTGAGGAAGAACCTATACATGAAAATGAGTGATGATGAGGTAGCTACATATGTTGATATGTGGCTATCCATAAAACCCTATATCAACCCCAAAGACAAAGAATTGGCATGTGAAAAGTTTCTAGCAGTCATTGATGAGAATATCTGTGAGCTAGGCGAAGTATGCGATGAATGGTTTGGGAATGACTCAACTCTTGACAGAGTGCTTAGAGATGTTTATTATGAAGATGCATATGACGACATCGACGAGGATTCTGATATAAATGATGATTGGTAAATGACCTGGTATAGTAAAGTAAGACAGGATATAGCTAACATAGTTCCTGCAATTCAACATTTCGAACAACAACTAGATGAAGCAAGATTAGATTGCGGACTCAAAGGCAATGTGGAAAAACATTCACGTGATATGCCGGGTATAGTTGAGTATCGTTTTAATCAATTGCAAGAACTAGAAGCTATACTTGAGTATCTCAATATTGAAATGCGTAAGATAAAAACAGGGCATTACAAAAAATATCTTGAAGGATACAATAAAGCATTATCAAGTAGAGATGCTGACAAATATGCTGAAGGTGAACAAGAAGTAATTGACCAACAACATATTATTAATGAAGTGGCATTGATTCGAAATAAGTTTATGGGATTGATAAAAGCCATCGATGCAAAGCAATTTCAGATAAACAACATTGTAAAGCTGAGAGCGGCTGGATTAGAGGATGTAAGTTTGTAATGGATAGTAATAGTGATTATAATTTAAATATTGAACTAATTTTTCCTACTGCAATAGGTATTGTAGATAACGATAATTTTGAAGACCACTCAACACTTATGGATCTAGAATATAAGGTTACAGAAGCTTCTCATGGACAGTTTGAACAGTCAGAAGACACATATGTATTAGATAATCATGTACCTAATTTAAGAAATTGGATACAACAACAATTAGATAATTATTCAAAGTATGCACTATCGACTCATCAAAAATTAAAATTTACACAAAGCTGGTGTTTAAAACACAATGATTCAAGACAGGAAGTATTCCCACATTCACATCCTAACAGTATTATCAGTGGTGCTTATTATGTAGCGGCTGAAGAAGAAAGTGCTAACTTAACATTTCACAGGAAAAACATTAATATGTCTCCTAGTGTTATATGGGAAATGGATCAAGAGATGATAGCAACAGCCCCATGGAATTTTCATTGGAAGAAAGTTGCAAGTAAGCAAGGACGTTTGGTACTGTTCCCTTCACAACTTATGCATTCTGTTGATGGGAAAAAGCCTATCGATGGAACAAGATGCGTTTTAAGTTTTAATACATGGTTTGAAGGCGGTATCGGAAATGATGATAAATTGAATAGGTTAGGTCCAATATGATAGTAACAATAGCAAGTGACCACGGAGGTTACAAAGTAAAAGAAGCAATCAGTGAATGGTTGATAGAACAAGGACACAATGTTAGAGATTGGGGTTGTGATAGCGAAGAGAGTTGCGATTATCCTGACTATGCTAAAGGTGTATGTGAACTTGTAGCAGATGGCGGTGCAGACTTTGGTATCCTTGTTTGCGGTACAGGCATAGGTATGAGTATGACTGCAAATAGAAATCCAAAAATTAGAGCTGGATTATGCAAAGATACTCAAACAGCAATGCTTACAAGACAACATAACGATGCAAATGTATTGTGCTTGGGTGCTAGAGTTACCGACCATGCATGGATAACAAACATAGTAGATACCTTTCTCACTACAGAATTTGAAGGTGGTAGACACCAAAAAAGATTGGAAAAACTTTAAAAAAAGACGTCAAAAAGGTTGACAGTATGAGCTCTTGGTGTTAGTATATAAGAGTAAGTTAAGAAAACAAGGAGTTGACGACATGGCATTTATTAAAGCAGAAGACGTAAAAGCAATCCGAGAAGAACTTAAAGCTACATTTCCAAAGTTTAAATTTGGTGTTCGTAAGCGGGACTTCTCAAGTGTAACTGTTACTGTAAAAGCTGGTCCAACAGACTTCTCAGGTATTATGCGAAATCCAGAAGATGGACATACGCCAGTCAATCAGTATCATACACATATGTATGGTGAACACAAAGGGTTTTTTGATAAAGTACATGAGATCATCAAAACTGCTCCTATCAAAGGAGAAGGTTATTGGGCTAAAAAAGGTTGGTACGATAACAGTGATTCGATGACAGATTACTTTGACACTGCTTACTATATTAGTATGGAAGTTGGCAGTTGGAATACGCCATACGTTCAAAAATAATTACTTGGTACCTACACCGGCGCCCGTGGGGCAGATAAGGGTAGGCTAAGTTACTAGATTAAAACAGTTGCATGCCAAGATCTAGAAGCCAAAATAAAAAACGGGAGAGTATTTTTGGGAGGAATTTTTACCCGGGCAATGATGCCCCGCTCAACAGAAGGAATGATATTATGAGTGAAACAATGCAAACCGTTGTAGAAGCAACAAAAATTTTAGTCAAATGGGTAGTAATAATTGCTGTCATATTTGGTATGATAAATGGATTTCAATGGATCTATGCACAAAATGGTGTTGGAAAAGTTGAAGCAGAACTATATGGGATATTGACTTTTGGAATACCATTTGCTATTATAATAGTAGGAACATTGGTATGGTCAGAAGCCAAATATCGTGTTTGGAAAACAAACAAAGGAATTGAATAAAAGTTATCCACACTTAGCTCAGCTGGATAGAGCAACTGCCTTCTAAGCAGTAGGTCACAGGTTCGAATCCTGTAGTGTGGGCCAAATTGGACGGGTGCCTGAGTGGTCGAAAGGAGCGGTTTGCTAAATCGTCGTACGGTCAAACGTACCCAGGGTTCGAATCCCTGTCCGTCCGCCAATAGTTGGGCCTTTAGCTTAGTCTGGTTAAAGCCATCCGCTCATAACGGATTGATCGTTGGTTCGAATCCAACAGGGCCCACCAAGAAGCGGGTATCGTATAATGGTATTATTACAGATTTCCAATCTGAAGACAGGAGTTCGATTCTCCTTACCCGCTCCAAATCGCCGGTATAGCTCAGTTGGTAGAGCAGTTGATTTGTAATCATCAGGTCCCGAGTTCGAATCTTGGTGCCGGCACCATAAATAACCATAGCTACTAGAATGGTAGCCAATCGATAGGAAAAAAGATGAAAGTTGGAGACGTATTAATTGAAGCCGCTAGAAAGCAAGCTGAAGGCGAAATGGCAGTACACAAAGCAAACATTGAAGTCTATAGAACAATGCCCGCAGGTATTGGTGAACACAGTGATGTTACTGAAGCTATTATTGCAGAGCTTGATAAAATGGCGGCGGCAAACGATCGTTTAGAAATGATCGAAAAACACTTTAGCTGATCTATAGGAGGAATTTAATGGCAGACGATTTTGGACCAAGTTGGTATAACAAAACTGAGAATAAAGAACTAAGCAGATTGAGTGTAATCAATCTTGTAGACGACGAATTTTTACAGTGTAGTTTTTACGAACATGACAAAATTGTTGGCATTATTCCTTACTACAATAAGTCATTTACCTACGTTAAAGATGCCGCATATAATTGGTGTCAAGGTATAATGACTATAGAGACTGTTAAAGGTTATACGGAACAAGGCGACCTGTTCTCGGTATAAATCACTGTCAAATTAAGTTTTGTCAGTCTACACACTCTCCAAGAATCTTGGTTGCAAATAAGACTTAGTAGCATTATTAATAAGGTAACGTATGGATAAAATTTTAAATATATCTAAGAATCCTATACTAATTAAAAATGTCAGTGATAGGATTAATACTGACATAGTTTGTGAAACTATTAGTAATTTGGAGTATACCAACAATCAATCAAATAAGATTTCAGTAGACTTGAATGTTTTTAATAATGAGTTACTCGGAGATTTGGGAGAAGTAGTTAAAGAAGAAAGTGTCGATTATCTTAGAAATTTTTGGATGCATGATCCTAATTTTACATTTGAAGACTTACAAATTACTCAAAGTTGGGCAAATATTAGTGTAAAAAACGAACACCATCATTGTCATGAACATCCGTTTAGTGTTGTAAGTGGAGTTATATTTTTAGACGATACAATAGAAAACTTAAATTTAACATTCGAAATGCCAAGTCCTGAAATTCCTTATTGGAAAGGAAAGACTCAATATCATGTTTCTTTAAAAGATATGATAGGATTAGAAAACAACTTACAATATCATCTTGTTTTGTTTTTAAGTAATACACGTCATATGGTACAGACATTACAATCTGAGAATAAAAGACACAGTATTAGTTTTAATACTTTTTGGAAAGGGAAAGTAGGAGATATGGACCCATCACATTTAGTTTACTTAGAACTATAAATTAATAAGGTAAAAATATGAAACTCTTTTTATTTGGTGACAGTTTTGGTAGTTTTACTCGTCGAAGTAATACTAAACTGGATATGAGTAAAACTGCTGATGAAAACACATCGTGGTGGCTACAACTACAAAAAAAGTTAGGGTGTGAAAAAACTGTTAATTTTTGTCTTGCTGGTACTAGTTTAGACGCAATACAATGGAAGTTTGAACTCGAATTACCAAATATTTCAAAAGAAGATTATATTGTTATTATACATACAGAACCCAGTCGGCGATGGTTTATTAAAGAATGTCCAGGGCTAACAAACTTTCAAAATTTTATAAATTTTCCAACCGGCGAAATACGTTGGGATTGGATTGAGTTTATGACTGAAAATCACGACTATGATAAAGATAAGATCAAACGCCAAGTGCAAGTGGCAAGAGACTATTGTCTTTTTGTGGCTAATAAAGAAATGGAGGCGCTTTACGGATCAGCTATATCTAGTTATTTTTACAAGTGTCAAATAAAAGGCTACAAACTTATTAATATACCTGCATATAATATACCTACAGTTGATGATTGGAATGTTGGATTTGCGACAACAGGTAGTTTAGTAGACATAGCTGACTATGAATTTGTTCCAATGGATAATGATTATATGAAAGCATTTACTACTATTACTAAGGGAATGGATGGACGCATTGGACATCTTAGTAAAGTCAATCACAATATACTTGTGGATAAAATTTATAACAGTCTAACTCGTAATGCAGATCTACTATTAGAACAAGATTTTAAACAAGAATTTATTACTGCTGATAACTGGGACGAATACAACGACTACGGTCTAACTGTTGGTTCATATAAAGGACAGGTTAAAGAAAGACCACTAGGAGCCAAGTTCTTAGAAAAATTTAAAAAGGATACCAAATGAAACTTCACATATACGGTGATAGTTTTGGTACTTTAATGAAGCCAGGACAAAGTCGTTTCTTAGAAAAAACATTGGATGAAAATGATTACTGGCAAGTAAAATTACAAAAAAAGTTAGGTTGTGACGAACTTGTTAATAGATCTGTATTTGGCACTAGTTTAGATTGTATACAATATTTGTTCAATCAAAACCTCGA